TCATTTTTACGATCAGTTAAATAAGTCTTTAATTTTCCTAAAGACACCTTGTCAAACTTTGTTGAAGCTTCTTTGTAGATACCCATTAATTCATCAACGGAATCTGCTTTGTTTATTTCTTTGATAACGTTTTCAATATCATTTTGTGAAGCTGGCTCTTCTTCAGGCAAATCAGACCCACTATAAATATATAAACCAATACCAAAACAAGCAATACATTTTGCAAGACATCTCATAGCGCTATCTGAAATTTTACGAGAATCAGGATTTTTAATAGCTTGATTACGATGATCCATAACAGGTAGTTGCATTTTCATAGTTTTGCCAAGAGCTGTAACATTGCAATAAACCATCATAGTATCGTTGTAAGTTTTTGGTTCAGGAAATTCCCATGTTGCCATAGGATCGTGTTGAAGTAATGTATCAACGGCATAACTCCAAGAAAGGTAAGTTAGTGATCCTTTTTTGTCCGTATGCTCATTAACATTAATTTTTCTTAATTCATTATATGTAGTCATTTAATGCCTTTCGCTAGTTGAAGTGATTTTCTAAAGGTAAAGCCCTTGCAATATAAAAAAATAACATTTCGGATGTATTTAATCATTATATGAAGTCCCTATGTGAGTGACCCATGTCATACATTTCGTCAAAAGGGCCTTGATAAACGTTAGCCTCTTGGAACTTTTTTTCTGTAATATCCATCGCCTTCTCAAAGAAAGCATTACTTAATGACTTGGCAAATATATTGACGCTTATCATATCGCCACGTTGATTAGCCCAATATAAAGCACGAATCGTGCCAGCTATCTGATCTGTGTCCATTGAGTTAAAAACTTCTAATGGATCGGTGTCAATTAAATCTTCTGCAAATTCTTGATGAATAGTCATATTAAGCTCCAAGATGTTTAAAAAGGATTGGGTAAAGAATGTAGAGCCAAAGCGCTCCATATAGATATACTGCTAGAACCGTAACGATCATGCCTTTTGTTTTCATAATTTCCTCCATAAAATTAAAAACTACACTTGCAGAATAACAAATTGTTAGATATAGTCAAGCAAAATATAACAAATTGTTAAATATTTTAATAAAAGGGCAAAAAGATGAAAGATAGCGAAATTATCGAGTTTTACGGAGGTTCAAAGGCTTTATGCAAGCTTTTAGGCCTGGAAGGTCAACATTCTGAAATAAGGGTGCATCAATGGAAAAAACGAGGGATTCCTGCGGCTGTTAAGCTGAAATACCCTGAAATCTTCCTAAAACGCAAATTTAAAGAATAGAGGCTATATGCACTACTTTCAGCACAATATAGCCGATTACCGAAAAGACACCGCTCATCTAACTTTACTTGAGCATGGCGTTTATAGGCAACTGCTAGATCAATACTATTTAAACGAGAAACCTTTGCCTTTAGATCAAGATAAATTAATGCGGTTACTCTGTGCCAGGTCAGAAGGCGAAATAAGGGCAGTTTTAAGCGTTTTGGGCGACTTTTTTGAGAAAACGGAGCTAGGGTATATCCATAAACGATGTGACGCTGAAATCGAGGCATTTCAATCTAAACAGGTAAAAGCGGTTGCAGCAGCGAATAAAAGGTGGAATAATGCAGACGCAATGCCAACGCATAGCGAACCCAATGCTAACCATAAACCAATAACCATTAACCATAAACCATTAACCAATATAAAACCATTGTCCGATTTTGATACATTTTGGAATGAATATCCTAAAAAAGTAGGCAAAGAAGCGGCTAGGAAAGCTTGGTTTAAAAATAAGCCTGATTTAGAAACAGCTATTAATGCACTTAAATGGCAAAAGGTAAGTTCTCAATGGTTTAAAAACGGTGGTTTATATATACCAAACCCTAGCACTTGGATCAATCAACATCGTTGGGATGATGAACAACCACAGGAGCAATCATTTTGATAGATACAGAAAAGATTGGATTTAGAGATATGCTTCACAGCGTAACCACAATTTATTCAAGACCTGACCTTGATCGTGAAACTTTAAGAATATGGTGGGCTAAATTAGAAAAATACGAGTTTATGGTTATATCCAAAGCTTTTGATAAATACGTCAACTCAAATAAGTTTATGCCAACTATATCTGACATTTTAGATTTATGCAGATTACAAGAGCCTAAAGAATTTGTAAAAGCGTTACCTAGACATTTTAGCCAAGAAGAAATAAAAAACAATCACGATAAAATGAAACGAGTGGCATCTGAAATAGCAAGCAGACCAATTGCTGATTCAAAGGCATGGGCTAGACGAATATTAAATGACGCAGAAAAGGGTAAATATAAATCTTTAATTGGTATTAAATTTGCTAAAGAAGCTTTAAGAGTTAAATGAATTGTGAGTATTGTAATGAAAGTCGTGGCCGTTTTAATTTTAATAACGAGTGTTGTTGGGTGCGTTGGCTACGAAGCGCCTTTAAACCACACGCAAGATCAATGCTAGAACGGTATGAAAAGAAACATGGTCGAGCATCGATGTTAGAACTTATCAGAAAGGTGAAACATGAAACGCTTTAGTGTAATTATTGAAGTTGAAATAGACGAGAAGAAATATAATGAAGTTGAATCATGGGGTGTAGAGCCTTCTGATTATGTTTGCTCTGTTATTGCGGATCATGCAAAAGACAGAGGCTTTCTTATGAAAACTTCTGTGACGGAAGTGGAGCGCAGTCTATACAATAGATTAAGAATTGCAGCCGATGACTTTATTGGCAAAGATGCAATTGCAGATATTGAAGAAGCTGCATTAGCAAACGCAAGATGTTTAAATGGTAAATGCGAGGATTAATGTTTAATTATTTAATTATTGATGACTTTGGTGAAGCAATACGAAAGTTTAGAACAAAACATGAAGCTTTGTTTTATGTTTTAAATAAACCCAATCACGTTATTAAACGTTTACCAAAAGCACCAAAAGAAAATGTATTTGATTTAATTAAAGCAGAACCGTTATTTTAGGAGGTGTTATGGCACACGAAGCAGGAAAAGGCGATATGTATAGATCAGTCGATCAAAAAAAGTTTGATGAAAACTTTGAGCGCATATTTGGAGTTAAAGAGAAAAAAATTGACTACATATATGAATTACATCCATCAACAGGTGAGGTTATAAAAAAATATGTTACTACATAGCTTTTACGGAACTAATCTTCCTATTACCACAAAAGATATTGAGTTTGTAGAAAAAAGAAATATTAAAGTTCAAGAATTAAAAAGACAAATGGGTAATAAATATATATTATCTAATGTCATATCAATTCACAACAGAGGAGAGCAGCATGGCATCAGTAAATAAAGTAATCGTATTAGGCAATCTTGGTAAAGACCCTGAGTTAAGACATTTACCAAATGGTGACGCAGTTTGTAATTTTAGTTTGGCTACAACTGAATCATGGAAAGACAAAGAAGGAAATAAGCAAGACAAGACCGAGTGGCATAACGTGGTTATATTTAGAAAGCTTGCAGAGATAGCAGGTGAGTATTTAAAAAAAGGTCGCCCTGTGTATATTGAAGGCAGACTTCAAACTCGTAAATGGCAGGACAAAGAAGGAAAGGATCGTTACACCACAGAAATCGTTGCAGACCAAATGCAAATGTTAGGCAGTCGTGAAGAAGCAAAAGAAGTTGCTAAAACACCTGCGCCAGCTAACTTCGATGACATGGAATCAGACATCCCTTTTTAACTATGCAAGATGATTTTGACAGAGCCAGCGATTTAGAACAACACGATAGAGATGAAGCTATTAAACATATTAGAGATCATCAAAAAACTATTGAATCAAACGGCTCTTGTCTAAATTGTCACGAACCTTCTACTAAACGCTTTTGCGATATAGATTGTCGCAATGATTACGAGAAACGACACCATGAGAACAGATTACTTACCTAAAGTTATTAGACTTGTAGGAAAGCTGCAAGCCGACACAGCCATAAGCGCAATACAAAATGCACCAATAGATATTGAACGGCCACTTGAGGTTATTATTCGTGAAGAACAAAAAGGCAGATCATTAAGCGCTAATGCTTTGATGTGGGCAGGCCCATTAAACGATATAGCTACACAAGCATGGGTGCATGGCAAACAATATTCAGCTTTGATATGGCACGAATACTTTAAAGAAAAATTCTTGCCTGACTTTCCTGACCCTAAACAAGTTAAAGAAGGTTACATGAAATATGAGGAAACGCCTGACGGCAGACGAGTGCTAACAGGATCAACCAATAAACTTACCAAGCATGGCTTTAGTTTATACATGGAACAAATATATGCTTATGGTGCAGAATTGGGAGTAAGATTTAGTGAAACCGATCAAGCCCAAGAAGTGTAAGGTTTGTAAGGTAGAATTCACGCCAAACAAACCGCTCCAGCAAGTATGTGGATTTGAATGTGCATTAGAGTTAGCTAAAGACAAAAGAATTAAAACCGTTAAAAAAGAAGTTAAAGAAGCCAAGTTAAAACTAAAGAGCCGATCCGATTGGTTAAAAGACACACAAGTAACATTTAATAAATATATTAGGTTAAGGGATCAAGATGACGGTTGTATTAGTTGTGGGTCAAAGAGTGCCTTCTCATATCATGCAGGCCATTACAGAAGCATTGGAAGTGCAGGACACCTTCGATTTAACGAGCTTAACTGTCACCGACAATGCTCGGCCTGTAACACCCATTTATCTGGTAATCTCATCCGATACAGAAGCGGACTTATTAGAAAAATTGGAATACACGCTGTTGAAGCACTCGAATCTGATAACGACACAATAAAGATTGGTATAGAAGAAATAAAGCTACTCAAGGCTCATTTTTCTGCTAAAATAAAAGCTCACGAGTCTAAATAGCTTGTGAAAATTTAGCTAAATTTAAGATTAAAATAAGGAACATATCATGGGTATGAAAGATAAAGAAAAATATACACCAGGTGCATCAGGTGAGAAAATGCCTAAAGGCGTTCTAGCTTCTGATAAAACAGGTGAAAGAAAAGAATCAGTAAAAGGTGGCGTTGGTATGGGTATGAAAGACGCTGTTGGTGCTGATAAGCTATTCAAAGGTGGTAGCTCAGAAAAAGTTTGCTACGATCACAAAAGAAATACTTACGCTAAATAAGGTAATTAAACGAAAACCCAACCAGTCTTAGGCTGATTGGGAATTCTAACCAAGTAATAATGGAGGTTTATTAAGTGGCTACATCAAATTCTACAGATAGTTGTTTGTCTTGTAAATTCTTTATTACAGGCGGAAAACTTGGCGCTTGTCACAGATACCCACAATCACTTACTAAATCACCTAGCGAATGGTGCGGTGAATTCCTTTTTGCTAATGTAGCAAGAACTAAAGACGAAGTAGTGCCTGAACCCATTACTAGTAATTTATTAGAATCCAAACCTATTCAAATTGAAAACAAACCTAAAAGGATTAAGAAATGATTAGACCCTTTGCAGACAAGATTTTAGTAAGACCTATTGAGCGTGAAGCAAAGTCAGCTATACCTGGCTTTATATACCATGAGGAATACAATACAGGTGAAGTTGTAGCAGTTGGGCCTGGTAAAAAGATTAAAGAAGGCAAATATGATATTATGCCTGTATCTGTAGGTGACCGAATTAGATTTGAGAAGGCAAATATGATATTATGCCTGTATCTGTAGGTGACCGAATTAGATTTGGCGTTATGGGTAAAGACGAATATCTTAAATTTCAACCTGTCATGGATAACGGTGAGAAGTTTTTACTTATGTCATGGCAAGACGTAGCATTTATAGAAGAAACAAAATAGAATAATCCCTTAATTAACAAAGGAGCATATCATGGCCATTAAGTTGGAACTTGAAATCAAAGAAGCAGAATTAGTAATAGCAGGTCTATATAAACTTCCAATGGAAGTAGCAGAGCAAATCGTAGTAAAGATTAAAACTCAAGCTATTCCACAAATAGCAGCCGAGCAAGAAGCGGCTAAAGCTAAAGAGGAAGTTAAGACAGACGAGCCTGCTCCAAATGCAGATTGAAAAACGTCAGTTATCGGAGCTAATTCCGTATATTAACAACTCTAGGAAGCATTCAGACGATCAAGTAACGCAAATAGCGGCTTCGATTAAAGAGTTTGGATGGACTAATCCTATATTAGTTGATGGTGATAATGGAATTATTGCAGGCCATGGTCGCATTATGGCGGCTAAAAAGCTAAATATGACTGAAGTTCCTGTCATTGAGTTAGCACATCTATCCAAAGAACAACGCAAAGCATTAATCATTGCGGACAATAAACTAGCATTAAACTCGGATTGGGATACAAACCTATTAGCTATTGAGCTAAAAGACTTACAAGACTTAGGTTTTGACCTAAACCTTACAGGTTTTGCCGATAAAGAACTAGCGGACATATTAAAGCCTGACCAAGTTGAAGGCCTAACTGATGAAGATGCCGTTCCTGATACGCCAATTGAACCAAAAACAAAGCCAGGTGACATATATCAATTAGGTAACCATAAACTTATGTGTGGCGATTCTACAAGTATAGATCAAGTTGAAAAATTAATGGATGGCAATAAAGCTTCGTTAGTTATAACAGACCCTCCCTGGAACGTTGCTTACGGAACAAATCTTGCAAATAATGCTCAAGGGTATAAAGCACGTGAGATTATGAATGATAATTTTGCAACCGATAAAGAATGGCAAGACTTTTTAAGCGGAACTATGGGTTGTATAAATATTGTTACTCTTCCAGGGTGTCCAATATATTGTGTGATGGGTGCTTCAGAATGGCCCGCTGTAGACAAAGCTCTAAGAGACGCTGATTTTCACTGGTCATCTACAATTATATGGGCTAAAGACACTTTAGTTTTATCAAGAAAAGATTATCATACTCAATATGAACCTATATGGTATGGATGGAAGTCTGATGGCCCAAGAATATGGACTGTTCAGGATAGAAAACAATCAGATTTATGGCAATGTAAAAGGCCCAAACGATCCGATTTACATCCTACAACAAAACCCGTTGAGTTACTTGAAAGAGCTTTATTAAACTCCAGCAATCATGGAGTAATTGTATTTGAACCTTTTTGTGGTAGTGGAAGCACTTTAATTGCTTGCGAAAAAACAGGAAGAAGATGTAATGCAATGGAACTAGACCCTAAATATTGTGACGTAATAGTTAAACGATGGGAAGATTTCACAGGAAAGAAAGCCGAGCTAATACAAAATGACCTATAAAAGATGGTTTATTGTATTTAAGCATGATCAATCACCATTAGATGAGTGTATATTTACACATAGAGCTAAAGCTCAAGCTAAATTGGATACTTTGAGCAATAAGAATAAGCTAAATGTTGTGCAATTAGAGTTTATTTTAACTAAACTTGTAAGCGTTTGATTACATACACATTATCAAAAACACTTTGGGTCAATAAAAAAGATGCTAGAACATATACCTACAGACAAGACTAAAGAACAAGTATTAAGTGCTTCAGGGCTAGGATTGCCTCAACTGCAAATAGCTGCATTACTTGGCATATCCGATGTGACGCTACGCAAGCATTATGAAAAAGAGCTAGCGGTGAGCAAAGCAACTGCATCGGCTCAAGTGGCTAAATCT